TGGCCTGCTTGACGTGGCTCTTGCTGGTGGGTACGTTACTAAGCCTTCCAATGGCTGGTATGCAGCGGTTGATATGGAGACAGGTGAGATTGGTGGCAAAGTTAGGCATGATCAAACTTTAGAACACGAGTTCTGGGAACCAATTTTTGCAAATACTGATTTTAAAGAGTTTATAAAGAAACAGTACAGCATTGGTCATAAAGAACAAGTATCAATGGACGAGATTGTAGTTGAAGATTAAAAACATAATACCAAAAGAAAGAATAAACAAACATATAAAAGAGTTTATTCAATCTACAAAGCGTAGCCCTTCTGGACATAACCAGGCATTTGCTGATCCAGGCGCGTACTTGAATGCTTACGATGATATAATTAGTAAGGCTTTGGGCAAAGGGGTTAAAGGCGTAAGTGGTAATTATTATGAACACGTACTACCGTATTATCCTCATACTGATTATAATTCAAACTTTGATAATGTATATAATGCTGCTATACCTTTAATTCTACCTGAAACGCCAGTTGGTTTAGTTGTTTTCGATCAGCGATGGGAAAATGATAGCGCTCTTTGGACTATGGAACACAGTAAAAAATTTATTTCTGAATTTGTAAGTTCTACAGTAGATTTAAAAGAGGGCAAACCTAATGATTATGACATAACCAATAAGACAAACAAAGAAATAGATGATGCATTATATAATAATTATTTGCATCATTATAGAAAAGAAGATTTATATGGTTTATCTGGTTCATTCTTTTCATATGAAATAGGGGATATTTTAGTTTTTGATAACAAAAATATTCATTGTACATCTTATTTTGAAGGTAAAAAACTTGGTTTATCAATTAGATTTAAAATTATAGAGGAAGATTATGGTTAAGATCCCCAATATGCTTGAAGAGAATAAAGACTATGAATTAATTCCAGGTGATGATGAGCATTGGCACATTAGAATTAAGAACGGTGAATATATAGAGTCTGTGATCAGTTTCGGATCTATAAAGGTAAATGAAGAGTCACTAGAGATGAACTTTGATTTTACTCTACACTATAGTCCTGATGATGATCTTTCAGTAGATAATGTAGACTTACAAAAGTATGCTGGTAAAATCCTTGAAAGTGTGCTTATGAATAATCTAGAAAAAATGGAAAATAAATGAAAATACTAATTATGGGACTGCCAGGTGCTGGTAAAACCCACCTCGCAAAACGATTACAAATTCACCTGAACTGTGCTTGGTATAATGCAGACAAAGTACGAGAGATGGCAAACGATTGGGACTTTACGGATGCAGGTCGTAGACGCCAAAGTGAGCGAATGAATACAATTGCTACATTTGAAGCTGTACGAGCTCGTACAGTTATTTGTGATTTTGTATGTCCTACTGGTGCAACTCGTGAAGAGTTTGATGCTGATATTACAATTTGGATGGATACTATTGAAGCAGGTCGCTTTGATAATACCAATAAGATTTTTGAAGCTCCTACGGATGTAGACCACCAAATCAAAGGATTTATGTCAGATGATGAGATCCTTAACTTTGCAAATATATTAAAGGCGAAATACAATGTTTGATTACAAGAAACCAACAACACAAATGCTAGGCCGCTGGCAACCTTGGCATGATGGACACACGGCTCTATTTAAGAAGTCATTAGCTGAAACTGGCCAGGTCGTAATTATGGTACGAGATGTTGGTGGTATTATTGGTATAGATGCAGGTGGTGGTCGTACCGAGGGTCAGTACGATAATCCATTTAAGTGGAATGAGGTACGACAAAATATTGTTGCGGGTTTGGCAGAACATGGGTTTACAGAAGGTGTTGAGTATGTTATAATGCAAGTACCAAACATCGTAGATATTTCTTATGGTCGTGGTGTTGGTTATACATTCACACAACACGATCTAGGTGAGGAGATCCACAATATCTCTGCTACTAAGATTCGCAAACAAATGCGTAATGAAGGAAAGTTATGAAAAAACATTGGTTCCCTTATTCTGACGACCCAATTAAAGGTATAAATGGGCAAACATTTTATAAATTCAATGTAGATGTTGATGTAGAAAGATTGGATGATGAAATATGTAGGGGACTGGCACAAAGTAATTTATCACATTTAGGTATGGTTGGAGGTGAAAAACCGCCTGAATTAGAAGAGGGCAGACCACCCTTTGAAGAATTGTATCTTGATCCTGAGCCTGGAATGAATGCTCAAGAATCTCGTAGATATAAAACATTTAAAAGATTAATCGATAATCCTTGGGCCTTTGTAGTAACATTAAAGCCTAATAAGTTTTTAACTAAAGAACAGGATCTGTATCCATGGACGAATGTCATTGATCGAATGCCTTATACAAAACAAGTTATTGAATCACTGCCCTTTTCTGAGATAGGCAGGGTTATGATATATGGTTCTTGGGCAGGGTCGAGTGTTCCGTGCCATAGGGATGAACCATCAGGTAAACCTAAACCTCATATTAATTTTAGTCCAAATCATTATAGACCAGTTTTTATTTGGGATCCAGTAAAAAAGGAAAAGGTATATCTACCTAAAGACTATCAGTTTTATGCATATAATGTAACAGATTATCATGGAGTAGATCCACTGCCCCATTTTAGTTATACTGTTAGAGTTGACGGAAAATATTTGAAAGAGATAGATGAGTAACGTAGAACAAGTTATATTAAGAAACGTATTAACTAATGAATCTTATATGCGTAAGGTTCTACCATTTATTAAGCCTGAATACTTTCAAGGTGTGTACAATCAATTATTCAAAGAGGCTGGTAAGTTTGTTGCTAAGTACAACAAGTTACCTAACCTTGATGCATTTAAGATTGAGATTGACAATAGTGATAAGTTTAATGATGATCAGTATCAGGCAGCTATGGAGATCCTGCCTAACATCTTTGCAGCTGAAACATCTGATGAAAAATGGCTAGAGGACACTACTGAAAAGTGGTGTCAAGACCGTGCTATTCATAATGCAATTATGGAGTCTATCTCTATAATTGACGGTAAGCATAAGTCACTTACCAAGAATGCGTTGCCTGATCTATTATCAAAGGCACTTGCTGTATCGTTTGATACTAACATTGGACACGACTATATTGAGAACGTCAATGAGCGTTATGAGTTCTATCATGAGGATGAAGAGCGTATCCCATTTGATATTCAGTTCTTTAATGATATTACTAAAGGTGGTTTACCTAATAAGACACTGAATATTGCACTAGCTGGTACCGGTGTCGGTAAGTCATTATTCATGTGCCACTGCGCTGGTAATGTATTAGTACAGGGTAAGAACGTTTTATACATTACAATGGAGATGGCAGAGGAACGTATTGCTGAACGTATCGATGCTAACCTATTGAATATCCCATTAGATCAGTTACAGAATATCACAAAGGACATGCTCACCTCAAAGGTAGATGAGATTGCCTCTCGTACGAATGGTAAACTAATCATTAAAGAGTATCCTACTGGTTCAGCTCACACTGGTCACTTCCGTGCTCTATTGAATGAACTGAAACTAAAGAAGAACTTTGTACCTGATATGATATTCATTGACTATCTTAATATCTGTGCATCATCAAGAATGAAAGGTATGGGAGGTGCTATTAACTCTTACACTTATATTAAGGCGATTGCAGAAGAACTCCGTGGCCTTGCAGTCGAGTTCGATGTACCGATCGTATCGGCGACTCAAACGACGCGTAGTGGTTATAGTTCGTCGGATCCTGGGTTAGAAGACACTTCAGAATCGTTTGGACTGCCAGCTACTGCAGATCTTATGTTTGCTCTTGTTTCAAGTGAAGAACTAGAGGCACTTGGTCAAATCATGGTCAAGCAGCTAAAGAACAGATATAATGATCCTAATCATAAAAAACGCTTTGCAGTCGGTATAGATAGATCTAGAATGCGACTGTTCGACATAGATAATCCACAAGAAAATCTTATTGATGATACTCCAGCATTTGATAAATCTCAGGTAAACGAAAGATTTAAGGATTTCAAGATTTAATGGAATATGACGAAGAAGAATTTCAAGCTGTTTACGATGAGTACATTACACTTACAAATGAGTTACTAGAAAACTTTGATGTACTAATGGTAGCTGCTATAATGACAACAATAGGGTTCAGTTTATATAAAACATCTTTATCAGAAGAGGATTATAATAAAATTGTAGACGCTATGTACGATTTAAAAGGTGATATTGCAACAATTGAAAAAGGATACTTACACTAATGGCAAAAGGCAATAAGAAAACAGCAATTGGTAATGGAAACGTGAAGACGTCTTCCATGAATAAAAGTAAAAAGAATTCATATAAAAAATATCGAGGTCAAGGTAAATAATGCATGCACGTCTCATATCCTATAGCCAACCCGCAGGTCGTATCTACTCAGGAGAACCTGCAATGGAGGGACTTGATAACATCCAAGACATCATCGCATATTGTGCCCGTGTCTCCAATCCATCGAACCAGGCTAACACCAAAACAACGACAAAGTTACTTGACTATCTCATCAAGCACAAACACTGGTCACCATTCGAAATGGCATCAGCATGTATCGAAATCGAAACAACCCGAGATATCGCAAGACAGCTCATCAGACACCGTAGCTTCTCATTCCAAGAGTTTTCTCAGCGGTATGCTAACATCAACGATCTTAATGATGATTTTGTAATAAGAGAAGCACGGCTGCAAGATGAGAAAAATAGACAGAATAGCATTGAAACATCTGATACGGCTTTAGATGCTTGGTGGGATGCCCAACAAAAGTTTATTATCGACCAAGTAAAGAGGATCTACAATGAAGCAATCAAACGAGGAATCGCTAAAGAACAAGCAAGAGCAATATTGCCAGAGGGTAACACAGTCAGTAGGCTCTATGTTAATGGTACCATTCGCTCTTGGATTCATTATATCGAGTTACGTTCTGCAAATGGGACACAAAAAGAACATATGGATTTGGCCAGAGAAGTAGCTAAGGCTATTGGACAAATCTATCCAAACATAACTAACTTTGTGGAGGACTAATGGGCAAACACATTTCTACTTACTACTCGGACTTCGATGAGGGCTATTGTGAAATCCATTTTGACTTTAAAGAAGAGTACGCGTATATTAAGTACTTTGATAACAATGGCAAACGATTCTTTACAGAAGACTTTAAAGGCAAGTCGATGCGTTACGTAGAAGACGCTGCAGAGAATTGGGCACTCGGAATAAAAAAGCTAGAAGCTATTAATTAACTGTTTACATTCCTTTTGATTTAGTATAGAATACTAACATATATTATGGAGGAATGAATATGAGTAATCAACGTGGTGGTAAGTGGAAACCAGCTGCATTAGATAATGGTACGACAGACATGCGTCTTCGTAACTTCTTTAAAACATGTGTACGT